GTTGATGAGGTTATTGCGGATGCCCGCGGTGACTATAACGTGATTGGTCGTCGTGAGCAGACTCAGGGGGGTAGCTCTGGTGGCAATGTTTTTAAGTTGGGTCAGAATGCTTTTGTTGGGCGTATCTGGCGCTCTCACCCTCGCTTTTCTGACGAGGCTGACAGCTCGCTACGCGGTCTTCTCGACCTTTGCGCCGAGCTCCTCTTGCTTAACCGCACGTTCCGTGCGACTGCCCGCTCTCGCCTCAACGCTGGTGCTTTGTATTTGCCTGACGGACTTTCTGTCGCAGCTCAGGGTGACCCGGAGTATCCGTACGATTCTGAGGACGGTATCGGTCCTGGTGTAACTGCTGAGGAGGCAGAGGACGAGTTCGAAGAGCAACTGATTGACGCGATGACGACTCCGATTCGTGATGAGGAGTCTGCCAGCGCAGTTGTGCCATTGATTATCCGCGGACCTGCAGAGTTGGGTGACGCGATTAAGCAGTTCAAGTTTGAGCGTTCTTTTGACCCCTCTCTTGCCGAGCGTTCGGACCGCGTCCTTGAGCGCATCATGCAGGGCCTCGACGTTCCTAAGGACGTTGTCTCGGGTATGGCAAACGTTAAGTATTCAAATGCTTTGCAGATTGACGAGTCTCTTTACAAGGCCCACATTGAGCCTTTGATGCTTCTTATTGTTGACGCTATTACTGTTGTGTATTTGCGTCCGTATCTTATGGCTAATGGCTACACGGAGGCGGAAGTTAACCGCATTACTGTGTGGTACGACCCATCTGCAGTCAGTACTCGCAACGACCGTGCTGCTGATGCGAATGAGGGCTTTGACCGCGGGGCTGTCTCTTTCGATGCGTGGCGTCGGGCCCATGGTTTCTCTGACCAGGATGCTCCGACTCCGACTGAGACGGCTTTGCGTTTGTTGCAGTCTCGTGCGGTGTTGACGCCTGAGTTGACGGAGGCCATGCTTGGTGCAGTGTCGCCGGACATGATGAATGCTGTGCGTGAAGCTCAGCAGGGTTCTTCGGTTGCGCCGTTGCCTCCGGAGGTTGAGGAAGTTTTGAGGCAGGCTACTGGTGGCCAAACTCCTGATGAGGGTGAGCCTCCGGCGGAGCCTGAGTCTGAGGAGCAGTCGGAGGGTGAAGGCGAAGATGTCTAACGTTCCTAATCCTAAGGAGCTTTACGAGAAGCTTTACCAGTCGGAGCAGATGGCTTTTGAGGTGCGTCGGCAGTTAAGAGAGGCTGCTATTTCTAATGGACGGGCTACGGAGCTCCAAGACTCAGAGTGTCCTCCAGCTACTCAGGACATAAAACTAAATCTTAAGAATCGTCAAAACGCTATTGACAATGTTGGCTATGGTCCGCTTAATCCCGCCGAGCCTAATGAGGAGTTTTGGCAGGATAAGGCTGACCGTTGGCAGATTACTCCTGAAGAGGCTAAGACCGCTGTGTGCGGGAATTGTGTTTTCTTCATTCGCACTCCTAGTATGTTGGAATGCATTGAGGAGGGCATTGGTCTTGGTGAAGAGGAAGCTGAAGGTTCTGTCGCTGCCGGTGAGCTCGGTTATTGCAACGCTTTGGACTTTAAGTGTGCTTCTGAGCGCACTTGTAATGCGTGGGCTGCTGGCGGTCCTGTTACGGAAGAGTCAGACATGGAGGACGCTGACCGTTCTGATGAGGCTGTAACTGCCGCTGGCGATGACCCTTGCTGGGATGGCTACAAGCAGGTTGGCATGAAGAAGGGCAAGGGCGGCAAGATGGTGCCGAACTGTGTTCCTGTTGATTCGGCTGACGAAGTTGATGAGAACGCCGAGCTTGCTAAGAAGAAGCGTACTAAGGCTCAGACTCCGGCACCTAAGAAGGACCGCGTTAAGGGTTCGAAGAAGAATCCTAAGGGTTCTGCTGCTGGGGGCAAGAAGTCGGCGAAGATTAAGTTTTCTAAGGCTGTCACTGAGGGTTTGAAGAAGAAGGTTGAAAAGCATAACGAGAAGGCTCCGAAGGGCCGTCGCGCTACGTTGCGAATGTTGAAGGCTGTTTTCCGTCGTGGTGCTGGTGCGTATTCTACGAGCCACCGTCCGGGTCAGACTCGTAATGGCTGGGCGTACGCTCGTGTCAACGCGTTCCTTCGTTTGTTGAAGTCTGGTAAGCCCAGCAAAAAAGCGTACACGCAGGATAATGACCTTTTGCCTGCAAGCCACCCGCGTTCGACTAAGAAGAAGTCGCAGGTGGAGTCGATTACTGCTGGTGTTGGTCTTATCCCTGAAGAAAAGGATATGGCTGAGGCAATCTATGAGGTTGTTCAGAAGCATGGAAAGTTTGACCAGGACGGCGACGGTGTGTGGGCTGGGTATACCCCTGCTTATGACAACGAAGACAAGGACATTGGAGTCAAGTGCGGTAACTGCGTCTTCTACCAAGGAGGCGACCAGTGTGCCATCATCGCTCTTAAGGTTGAAGAGGAGGGCAAGTGCCGCTTCGCAATGCTCCCTGAGGGTGCTGTTGAGGGTGCAGATGTTCCTCTCCGTCGCGAGGACAATTTAGAGCTTTTGCTGGCAGATGCTAGCGCGCAAGCAGAGTTGACTGTGGAGCTTAAGGATGAGTCCGAGTATGAATCTACTGAGGACGCAATTCTTGCTTTGACTGAGTATTCCGGTTTTGGGTACGAGGCTGAGTTCGCATTCCGTGCTAGCTGGCTTCGTGCGGTAAAGAACGGTGAGAATCCGTTCAAGCGTGCTTCAATGTTGGCCCAGTTGGGGCGGGATAGTTTAGATGGAGACCTTCTTCCGAAAGAGAATGAGAATGAGTAATCCTGTTCGCAAAATAAATGAAGACGTTCGTTCTTTTGTTGAGCGTTCTAACTTTAATCAACGTGGGTTGCGTGTGGTACCGCTGGGTACCGCTCTTGAGGTTGCTCGTCGTTCTTTGGCTTCGACTGAGGGCGAGACTTTTTCGGTGCGACGTTTTCGTGCTTTAAGTGATGTGTCGGATTACATTAGTTTGACTCAGAAAAATAAGTGGAATTCTGCTGAACCTCGTAATACTGATTTGTTGCCTGTTGCGCACCCCGCATCAACTCGGAAGCATCGGATGTCTGACTTGCAGGTCCGGAAGTCTCGGGCTCGTTGGTTTGCTGATGATTCGCGAGTTACTGATTCTCGGGTTGGTCCGTTGTTGGCTACAGCGTTTACGTTTGCTCCGAACACTGCTGAGCACCAATATGCGGTTGCTCGTTTGACTGCTATGGGCGGTCAGGTTCCTGCGGCTGCTTTAGTTGCGGCTGTGACTCTTGGTTTTAATGATGGAGCTAATCGTGGTTTCTGGCGTCAGCAGTTGCGTGACCGGTTTGGTCGTTTTGCGGAGATGGGTGGCGGTCTCCGTGCGTTGATTCGTCGTGGCGATGGCAACTTGTACCGCATGAATGGTTCTGTTGTGTCGACGAACGTTGAGGATGACGAGTTTGTTATTGAGCGTCCCGACGGCGAGTTGGTTAATATTCCTGCGCAGGCGGGGGAGTCTGTTAAGGCTTTTATTCCGGAGGAGTCAACTTCGGATGGTTTTAGTCGTGAGCCGGTAAGCGCTGGGTCTGATGAGCCTGTTATTGATGAGGCTGACCTTCAGTTTGTGGAAGCTCCGAATGGTTTTTCTAAAACGGAGGGCCGCGTTGACCTTGAGGATGATGAGGCTGCTCCTGAGGTGTGGCTGGATGATTTAGAGAATTACGAGGTTGCGAAGGTTCGCGATGGCGAGTTTATTGTTTCGAGAAATGGTGATGATGAGGTTGAGCCTTTTGCGGTTGTAGACAGTTGGGCTGAGGTTCAGCGGGTTATTGAGAAGGATGAACCGCTGTTTGAGCGTGGCGAGTCTCCCGAGTTGGAGGGTGACCTTGCGGAGGCTGGTATTGCTGAGCTTCCGACTGAGGAAGAAGCTGTCGATGCTGATATTGCTGAGATTGAGCGGGACCAGCAGAATCTTCCTGATGAGGATATTGCTGCAGGGTTTGGTTTTGACCCGGAGCCGGGAGTTGAGAATGAATGGGACGGCGGTTTTGACGAAAATGACAACCGAATTATTGTCCAGAAGATTAACGACGATAACTGGAACATTGCGCTAGTTGTCGATGACGGTGATGTCCGCGATGTGGCTCAGGCTGATAGTGCGTATGAGGCGTTTGACCAAGCGAATGTGATGCGTGACCGTCCGCAAGATTTTGATGCTGGTCGTGTTGCTGAGAAGCGTGAGGAGCGTGCTGAGGAGGCTGAAGAGGCTTACCGGGTGGACCGTGGCGAGTATGAGCCTGCTGGTCCTGATGGTGAAGTTGAGTCTGAGGATTACACGGATGACCCTGCCGATTTGGCTACTCGTTTTGAACCTGAGGAGCTCGCTGAGTCTTTGAAGGAGTCTGTCGAGGATGGTTCGGGTATTGCCCGTCTTGAGTTCGAGGAGGGTGACGAGGATGTCCCTGCGGAGGCTCTTTACAATTCGTTGAAGGAGCAGGGCGCAGATGTTGATGGGTTCCTTGATGACATTGAGGCGGGAAGAGATTCTGAGATTTCTTTGCCTGATGCGGAACCTGTTGCTGAGCTTCCGGAGCGCCGTGTTGGCCGTAATGAAGATGCGGTTGCTTTGCGTGAGCTGTTGGGCGATGATATGCCTGCTTTGTTCCAGGGTCTTAGCGACCGGGAGTTGCAGGAGGTTATTGATAAGGACTATGACTACCGCGACTACGTGAGTGCTCCTGAAAACATTGATGCTCCTGAGGGCTTTTACAAGCTTGAGGAGGATGCTGTTGACCCGACTGTTGATGTTCCGGGTGCCCCTGAGGGGATGCAGCCTTTCCAGTTTGCAGTTGAGTACAGTCCTGAGGAGTTGGAAGAGAAGTTCCGGGAAGCTATGAAGCTTTTTGAGGAGCCTAGACGTTATCAACTCTTTAGGCCGCTGGTTAATCGCTTGGGCTATGCCCAATTTGAGGTTGATGGTGCCGACGGGGAACGCGAGGCTTTCGATGTTCCCGCTGAGATAATTTTTGACGGGCTTGAATTGAATGGCGT